GAGTATCTCCTTCTTCATCTCTTTCTATTTTGCCATAAATCATTGAGGCAATAGAACAATTCAATAAATCATTTGAGAATTTCTGTTTTAAATCTAATGAAGGTATTTGCTCATTAAGTATTATTTGCATAATACTCTCCTCTTTGTCTTTAGGAGACATTTTATCAAATATTGGATCCTCTTCACTATCAGGAATCGGCGCACCTTCCATTAAATCTACACCAACCTTATTCTTAAGTTGCTCTAATTCAGCTTTTGCTTCCATGGCACCGTAAACAAAGTCCATTTGCTCCATCTTTGCAGATTTTGCGTCTCTATTTATAGTTTCAACAGTTGCATTTAATGGTCTTGTTAAAAACTCCCCAACCATTAATTTAATCTTAGTTGAATGCGCTCTATATGAAATAAATTTAGCTCTATTCTGCCTTCCGTATGTATTAGTCAAATAAAGTATACTAGATGGTGGTTTTATACCATTATATGATTTAAAAGACTCGTCCATTAAGCCCCTATTATAATTAGAGTTTCTTAACAATCCTTGAGCGTAATCTAAATGAAGTCGACACCAATCAGGTGTTTTTTCTATTTCTGGAATTAATTGCGATGGAAAAGATAACATTGATGTTTTTTTATTCAAAAATAGTAAAATTTGATTAACTATCTACCGAAACCTTCATAATCTATTTCAGGATCTAATGGCTTAGTAAATTCTCCTACTGGTACCATGTTTCCGTTTTCATCATGAGTCCAACCACCTAGGCTAAAAGGATCTTCTTTTTCATGATAAGTATTATCTTTTGGGGCAACATTTAAGCTAACCGATTGCATTAAAGCAATTCCATAAGCATCCGCCAAGTCATTATCACTACCTATCTCAACTTCATCAAAATTACCTAATTGATTTAATAATTCCGGAAACCATATATTTTGAACATGATCATGTATAGATGTCTGCATAAGTCCAACCATCAAAGGCCGACTATATGAATTTAATGATACCCAAAATTCATGAGACTGTTCACTATTCATACTCTCAAACTTAGTTGGCCTTGCTGCCAAATACTTCATACAATTGCTATCCTTATACCAATTTATGATTCCGGAACTTGCCGCCTTATCTCCTAACGTATTTCCAACTAAATCATAATAAACAGATAGCTTTAAACACATCTCAAAAAATATTTCTTTTCTTTTAGGCCTTGTACAAATAATAGCTACCGGCATATTAAATGGAACGCCAAATGAATTTGCCCTTGTAATAACGCACATGGCCCCTAAAGATTTAGAAACACCCTTGTCTTGATCATAAGCATCTATCCCGGAACAATACATATTCTTGTATTTTTTATCTGGGTGGTATTCATCTAATATTAGAATACACTCGTTTTCATCATCTTCATCTCGCGCCGGAATAGCTTTTACTCTTAACGGATTTGACCTTTCTAAAGTTCCTTCTTTGGTAACCCATTCTAGTTTCCATTTAGAATATTTATTCTTATTTATTGTTATTTCGTCTTGTTGAGCATTTATCTTTTGAATGTCAAAATTATTACTAAACATCTTTCGAAATATTTCTGCCTGCGTAAGCGGATTGTTCTGTAAATGCTCTAAGTAAAGCTTTAATTCTCCTTTCTTTAATTCTTCTCGTTCTTTTAAAATATCTGCCTTAGCGGCCTCTAAATCTTCACATCCTACTAACTGGTATGGTTTATAAAGTTTAGATAAATTAGGTGTTACGCCAATTACCTTTCCTTTTCTAGTTGCTCCTCCGTAATATGGTTTCTTAAATCTTTCTCCAGTTAATACAAACATAACAGCATTAACATCCTTTAGATTCTCAACTATAAATTTAAAATCCTTAGAACCCTTGTTAATATTACCCCCGGTTCCAAATATATACATAACACCTACTTGAACCCCGCCGTCTGTTAAAGCATCTTTTGTTGCTGAGTAAAATTCTTTAAAGTTCTCGAACTCTCCTGCCTCTTCACAAATAACATCATTCAAATATGTTCCCTTTAATATATTGGGATTATTATGTGCTGTTCTTATGTAAATCTCCGTCTTTATTCCTTTCTCTACTGTTTTTCCGTTTTCAATAACCTCGTACCCGGAAGTTATCTCTTCGTCATTCTTCGTTAATTGATTTAACTTAAATTCAGGCACCAATAAAGATTCTGATATTTTAAGCTTCTTAATAAAATCATCTGCATAGGTCTTTTTACCTGCCGCAACACCAGCATGATAGGCAGGAATAAACCTATAACCGTAATCCACTACTGCCTTTTGAAAGAACTCTGATACACCGGCTCTACGCTTTTTAGGCAACACTAAGTTTAGGTTATTGTCTTTACAGAACTCTACTACATAAGCCAACTGTAAATGCATATCGCAAAAATCAGGAGTTATTACACCTGTTACTGTAGCCATTGAGTTAAAATTCATGTAATAATAGAATCTGCCGGGGAGCCATATACCACCTGTTTGATAGCCATTAATACATCTGTATAATTGCTCCGTCCAATACTGTTCGTATTCCGGAGTTCCTATACATTTTGGATTGTTTACGCCATTTGCATAATCTGGTATTCCATTAACAACTACGGGATTTGGACAAAAGCCCTTTGATTTTATGAAGGGGATTTGCGGTATAGGTAAATCTTCTATTCTTTTTCCTGCGTAATTCATTAGTTCCTTTTAGCAGTTACGGCAAAATACATTTTCTGATTAGATTGCATTTTCTCTATCCAACTCATCTTAACATTACCCTTTAGCTCCCCGTCAATAAGTTTTTCTTCTACAATCTCTTCTTCTATACTCCTAATGGCTTTTCTGAATTTATCAATACTATCCATGGCATTCTTAATACCAGTATTAGAAGTTTCCGCCTCTAACAATTGTATAAGTTCATCTATCTTTTTATTATACATCTCCACTAATTCAATATTCCTATTGTATTGTAAAGATTTATAAGCTTCAATAGCTGATTTTATTCTTTGTGAACGCTTTTCTTCGTTAAGAAGTTCCGGTACGTTATCTTGATAAACAGCCCATATAGCTTTAGATACTCTTTGTCTTTCCGGGAATTGTCTAAATATAGAATTATAATCATACGCAAGTACTAAGAAAAGCACTTCTTTGTTATCTAAAAGACCTAGTTCGGGGCTTAATTTTAATACGTCCGGATGGAGTACAATATTGTTTTTTAAATCACAGTAGATTAAATACGACATAATAAATAGTTTTTACGAAAAAAATCGACGGTATACATCTCGTACCCGTCGACTAAATTAATAAAAATTATTATAAGTCCTATTTTAATCTAATTTTGGAACTAAACTGAATTTTAAACCATTAACAATATAATGTTTGTTGAAATAAACATCCGTTTCTATATTAGCTATAATTTCTAATAAATCTAATTGAATACCATTAATTATAATTCTATCTCCAGTTATGCTAGTCAAATAATATTCTGTTTTTAATTGTTTATCAAGTTGTTCTTGGGTATATTTCATTTTTTATTGTTTTTTAATGCAACTTTGCATCGTTAATTAAAATATTTCATCATTATCACTAACATACATATCAATAGAAGGATTTAACATCTCTAATATATCTTCTTTAAATGTTTCTAACAGAATATCAATATCATTTCTTAGATAGTTTACATTAACCACATGGTTTTCATAACTAATTAATTTTCCATTTGAATCCCATGTAGGAACTATTAAATCTATAAATAATCTTTCACATTTTCTTCCCGTTAACTTTTCGAAAAGTCTGGCATAATATGATAACTGAAAAGATATTTTAGTGAATTTTGTATTTGAATAAATTAAATTGCTTTTGCCAGTAGTACCGCCCGCGCGGTTTCCGCTTCACTTTCGGCTGCCTGTTGGTATTCCTCCTCACTTAGGCCAATGTAGGTTTTGAGTTGATCTACCGACTTGTGGCCACTGAATTGAGCGATTGACGCAAGCGACATTTTGCCCTTGTACCAGATTGTACAAAATGTGCGACGCGCCGTATGGCTTCGCACTTTCCGCCATTTTTCGACGTAGGTCGGTTCCACTTTTCCACCTACTGTTGTTATCACCTTC